CCGCCAGCACTGGCGTCAAGCTGCCCCCGTGCGAAGCTGGTGCCGTTGTGTACGTCTATAATGGCGGCGCTCAGACCCTGCAGATCTACACCAACGAATCGTCTGGCGTGACCATGAATGCGGCGGTTGCCGGTTCGACTGGCGTTGCGCTTGGCACCCTGAAGACTGCTATTTGCCTTGGCACTTCCGCCACCACTTGGGCCGTTACCTGCGCCCTGACTTCCACGTAAGGAGTAATTTATGCCGTTGGATAGCGATATCTCCAATGCCGATTCTCACCTGCATGTAGAGTTCTATGTGTTTGACAAGGCTCCCTACAAGGACACGCCTTTTGTGAGGATTATGGTGCCGGGTGATAAGACTAACATCATTGAGCAGCCCGCCCGCGAACACCACAAGGAGCGGTTTATTCGTCAGTGGCTTCACTTCCAGTCCCAGAACAGCAACGGCCAGATTATCGGCACTGCGCTGGATCAGTGGAACAAGGACAAGCCTGAAGATTTCAATGAACACCAAATGGCTGAATTGCAGATTTTGAAGTTTCAGACCGTCGAGCAGGTTGCGACGGCCACGGACGCCCAGTTGCAACGTATTGGCATGGGTGCCGCTGGCCTTCGGGAACGCGCTAGGGGTTATCTGACGCAGAAAAATCAGTCTGAAAGCAGTTCCGAATTGGCTAAGACACGCAGCGAGTTGGACGAGTTGAAGGCCCAGATGGCTTCTCTCATGGCCCAGCGCAAGCCGGGTCGGCCAAGGAAAGAGGATGTAGATGTCCAGTACGACGATGCTTCAGTTGGTTCAACAGGTAACTAATGAACTAGGCGTTCCGACACCGACAACGGTTGCGGGTAACACGAACCAAGACGTTACGCAGATTCTGGCGCTTATGAACGCCAGCGGATACGAACTTCTGCGTAAGGCTGATTGGCGCGAGCTTACCACGGCATACAGCTTTTTTACGTCCTACACGACCACGACGGGTACATACACGACCAGCGCCCTGACCATCACCGGCATCCCGTCCACTGCCGGGTTGGACACCACCTACATGGTGGTAGGCACAGGCATCCCCAACGCCACATTCGTGACAAGCGTGGATTCTGCCACACAGGTCACGCTTTCCAACTACTCGACTAGCAACGTGACTGTCGGGACCATCTATTTCCAGAAGGTCAAGTACGCCCTGCCGGACGACTACGATAGCATCGTACCCCGCACACAGTGGGACAAGTCAAAGCACTGGGAAATGCTTGGGCCAGAAAGCGCCCAGCAGTGGGAATGGCTGCTTAGTGGCTTTATCAGCACCGGCCCGCGTATCCGCTGGCGGTTGCTGGGCGGGTATTTTCAGATTTGGCCCGGTTATTCGGCTAATGAAAACCTTGGCTTTGAGTACCGCAGCAAAGGCTGGGCGCTGTCCGCCGCTGGCGTGGTCAAGAACAGCTTCACAGTTGATACTGACACCTGCATTTACCCTGACCGCCTCATGGTCCTGTCCACAAAGCTGAAATACTTCCAAGCCAAGGGCTTTGACACAACGGCTATTTACAGGGATTACCTGACGGAATTCGACACTTCTGTGGCTCAGGACACTTCTGCGGCCAACCTGTCATTCGCACCGCGCCCCGGCTCCGTGCTGATTGGCTGGGACAACATACCGGATAGTGGATATGGGAATTAGTCCGCGCTCCTTGGTTCAGGGTAATGCGGCTCAAGTGCAGTCGCTGCCCGCCCCGTTGGGCGGCTGGAACGCGCGTGACAGCCTTGCCAACATGGAACCTACGGACGCTGTAACGCTCATCAATATGTTCCCGACTGTCAGCAATCTGACCATGCGCGGCGGCTATACCAAGCATGCCACGGGCCTAAACGGTAAAGCCCAGACCATCATGGTCTACAATGGCGGCGCAACGTCAAAGATGTTTGCCGTGACCAGCACGGGCTATATCTATGATGTGACCACCGCCGGGGCTGTCGGCGCTGCCGTTGTATCCGGCCTGACCAACGGCATCTGGGAATATATCAACATCACCACGGCTGGCGGCAGCTACCTTATGGCCGTCAATGGAGTGGATGACGCTCGGCTGTACGACGGCACAACTTGGTCAACCCCGACTATCACGGGCGTGACTGACAACAATCTGTCCAATATCACGCTGTTCAAGAACCGCATCTGGTTCATTGAGAAAAACACGCTAAAAGCTTGGTATCTGCCGACTAGCTCTATTGGCGGCGCGGCCCAGTATATTGACATGAGTTCTGTCTGCCGGTTTGGCGGTCATTTGGTCGATCTGGACACTTGGACGCTGGACGCCGGGTATGGCGTTGATGACAACCTAGCGTTCATTACCAGCACGGGCGAAACCATAGTCTATCGCGGCACAGACCCCGCCAGCGCGGCCACTTGGTCCCTGATTGGCGTTTGGAAGCTGGGTTCGCCCATTAGCAGCCGTGCCATGCTCAAATGGGGCGGCGACCTGCTGATTCTGACCTATGACGGCCTGATGCCTATGGCCGCGTCCCTTCAGTCCAGCCGCCTAGACCCCCGTGTGGCCCTGTCAGACAAAATACAGGGCGCGATCACGGCAGCCACGACCCAGTACGGCGGCAGCCATTCCGATGTTGGCTGGCAGGTCGTTTACACGGCCAAGTACAACGCTGTGTGGATTAACATCCCGGTGGCTGACGGCCAGCAAGAGCAATATGTGATGAACACCATCACAAAGTCATGGGCGCAGTTCATGGGCTGGGCGGCATATTGCTGGGAAATCTTTAACGATGACCCCTATTTTGGCTCAGACGGCTATGTCGGCCATGCTTGGGACGACAACTATGCTGATGACACCAGCAACATAACAACCACCACGCTTCAGGCGTTCAACTATTTAGGCGCTCGCGGCGTCAAAAAATATTTCACCCGCGCCCGCCCTAGCATCTTCAGCAATGGCGATCCCACCATCAGCGTGGGCATGAATATTGACTTCGATACGTCCGACACCACGGCCCCAGTGACGTTTACCGGCTCGTCCTACGGCATCTGGGACGCGGCGACAAGCACTTGGGACACGGCCATTTGGGGCGCTGATCTGGCTATCCAGAACACATGGCTAGGCATTACGGGCATTGGCTACTGCGGCGGGCTGCAGATGAAGACGGCCAGTAGCGGCTTGCAGATTCAATGGGCTTCGACAGATGTGGTGTATCAAACGGGATGGGCGGGCGTATGAATATTGTATGTGGCCCTGTGGTTGGACGCTGGGTTGCAGAGCAAACCAATGGTACGTTTAACCCAGACGCAAGCGCGACAATTGGATTGCAAAGGGAAACTGGTGAAATTGTTGCAGGTGTTATTTATGAAAACTGGAACAAACGCTCTGTCGTTGCCCACATGGCCATCACGGGACGGCTTACCCGCAAATTCATTGGCGCTATTTTTCGCTATGCCTACGAACAATGCGGGGTCAACAAAGTGATTTTGCCCGTGCAAAGCGATAACGTAAAAAGCAACCATTTTGTAAAGCATCTTGGCTTTACCGAAGAAGCCCGCATCCGTGACGCTGCCCCTGATGGGGATATTATCATTTACAGCCTCGCTAAAAGCGAGTGCCGGTATCTTGGCAAGGAATACGCATAATGGGCAAACCATCAGCACCCCCAGCACCAGATTACGCCGCCGCCGCAACAGCGCAGGGCGTTGCCAATCAGAAGGCTGGTCAGCAGACCGCTGTTCTAAATAACCCAAATATTATAAGCCCTTATGGCAACCAGACAGTTAGCTATGATTTGGCGGGCGGAATTGACGGCACACCACAGCCGACTATTACCCAGACCCTGACGCCCGAAGCCCAAGCCACGCTGACTGCTCAGCAAGGCACACAGCGCAGACTTGCCGATCTTGGCACACAGGCGGCTGATACAGCCTCAAACATTATGGGGACGCCATTTAATTACAACGGCCCGCAAATCCAGACTTCTCTGGGCCAGCAGATGCCGGTCAATTACGGCCCCGCAATGGGCCAGTACGGCATGGCGAGCGGCATCAACGCCGATCAATACGGCAATCTTAAAACCAGCGCCGACATGTCTGGTGTTGCAAAAATGCCAGTCAACGCCGGTATGACAGGCCAGCAAGCAATTATGAATCGCCTCCAGCCACAGCTTGCCCAGCAGTCTGCGGCTACTGCCCAGCAGCTTGCCAATCAGGGCATCACGCCGGGGTCTGAGGCGTGGAATAACGCCATGCGCGAGCAGCAGCAGGGCCAGAATGATCTTCTCAGTCAGGCCGCTTTGCAGGGCATCGGCCTCGACATGAGTGCCAACCAGCAGGGCTACGGTCAGGCTATGGGTCAGGCCGGGCTGTATAACGCGGCTATGGGGCAGGGCTATGGGCAGGGTCTAGGCGCTCAAGACCAAGCTAACGCCGCTATGGCCCAGAACTACGGCCAAGCTGGCACTTCGGCTGGGCTGTATAATCAGGCTGCTGCCCAGCAGTTTAACCAGAACCTTGGCGCGGCCCAGTTTGGCAATACCGCTACGCAGCAGGCTTACCAGCAGCAGCTTGCCCAGTATAATCAGCCCCTTAACCAGATTGCCGCGCTTATGGGCGGTTCCCAGATTCAGGCCCCGCAGTTCCAGCAGTACAGCGGCGGCGGCCAGATCGGCGCGGCTCCTGTGGCGCAAGCGGCGACCAATCAGGGCAATTACAATACGGCAGCGTATAATGCCAAGATGGGGGCGTTGGGCGGGTTGTATAGCGGGCTTGGTAGCATGGCGGGCGGGGCGATTGCGGCGTCCGACATCCGCCTCAAGTCCAACATCGTCAAAGTTGGCGAACACCCCAAGGGCTTTGGCATCTACGAATACGACATCTTTGGACGCCGGGAGCGTGGCGTCATGGCCCAAGAAGTTGAAAAGATCATCCCTGAGGCTGTTCTGGAACACCCGAATGGCTACAAGATGGTCAACTACGGAGCATTGTGATGGCAGGTAAATACGGGTTCATTGATGACGCAGCCAATTATGTTGGTAGCGTCCCTAACAAGCTAATCAGCCTGTTCAAGTCCGACGATGCCCCCGGCGACTATACCACGCGCTCGGCTGCCATTGCCCGCCAGCAGAAGCTGGCCGAAGCCCTATCCCAGATGGGCAATCAGGAACAGGGCGTTTATACGGCTGGCGGCATTACCGCGCCTATGTCCCCAATGGGGGCGCTGGCTCGCGGGCTGACCAGCTTTGGCGGGGCGTACCTGTCTGGCAAGGCTGCGGGTGATGAGGCGGCTTTGAAGAAGGCTCAAAAAACAGAAGCGGCTGCCGCGCTTGAATCGCTTTATAAGCTGCCTGATACGACTGGCCTTGTTATGTCTGCCGCAGATACGGGCGAAACTAAAATGCCTATTACTGCGCCTGCATTTACAATTCCCGGTAGTAATATTCCAAATGCTGCTGTTACGGGTTATGGCATGATGCCAAATGCACCCCGTACCGAAGTTGGCACAATACCTGGCGCAGATCGTCCATATGCTGAACAGCAGAAAATGCTTAATCAATGGGTTGTGGGCGATAATGCAATTCTTTCTGCTGCAGCGCCCGTTCTGGCGGCGCAACTTAAGCCTGAGTACAAAGAAGTTGGCACTCATGGCATTATGGATACCAACCCAAATTCTCCGACATACGGTAAAATTGTTGGAGCATCTCCTAAAGAAGTTGAAGCGCCTAAAACTGCTGGTGGATTGCAATGGACGCCCGATAAGGGCTGGACAAAAATTCCGGGTTACACTGAACAGGCACAGGAACTTGCTGAAGCCAGACATATAACTATTGAAAACCCTAATAACGCTAAATTGTCGTCAGAAGACCTTGATTTTATGGCTAGGCAAGCACTTACCGGAGATACATCTGTATTTGCCGGATTGGGTTATGGCAGCGTCGGGGCGCAAAATAGAACTTTGTTACGCAGCAAAATAACTCAAGTTGCACGAGAACAAGGGATGAAGCCAGAAGACGTTGCGGCTATGAACGCTCAATTCTTTGGCACTAAGGCTGGCGAACGCACACTGGGTACAAGAACGGCTAACATTGGGATGGCCGTTGCTGAAGCAACTCAACTTATGCCGCTTGCCCTTGCCGCATCTGAAAAAGTTAATAGAACGCAATTCCCAACGCTTAATTCAATTCTTATGGCGGGCGAAAAGGGCGTGGGAGATGAAAATGTGGTTAGATTGGGCGTTGCCACAAATTCACTTATAAATACTTATGCCCGCGCGATAAACCCAACTGGTATTCCTACCGTTAGCGATAAAGATCACGCTAGAGAATTGTTGGTAAATGCTTGGTCAAAGGGACAATACGCTGCTGGTGTAAATCAGCTTAAATTGGAAATGGATGCCGCAAAGAAATCTCCCGGTATTGTCAGGGAAGAATTTAGAACGTCTATACCCGGCACAACACCCGCGTCGGGCGGCACCCGCTTGACAGCAGAACAAGCTGCTAAATTACCGCCTGATACTGCGTTTGTGGGTATGGACGGCGTTGCCAGAAGGACACATAAGTAATGGCTGATCCTTATGCTGCGTTTTCATCGCCTGTAGCAAACGACCCGTATGCAGCTTTTTCTAGCCCAGATAAGGCCCCCAGCGCGGCTGCGCCTCAGGCTCCGTCTAAGTTTGACCTGAGAACGCTAAAGGATGTCGCAGAGTCTGGTCTTTCCGGCTTGGGGCAGGGCATGGCCGGTCTTGTTGGGCTACCCGGCACAATATCTGACGCTATGGATACTGGCCTTACTGGGCTGGCTAATAGGCTCACGGGCGCTAATGTACAATTGCCTAAATCCCCGCTATCTGGCGACGTTTTAAGCCAAAAGCTGTCTAACGTTGTTGGAGGATACCATGAACCGAAGACCGTCGCGGGCGAATATGCTCGTACCATTGGGCAGTTTGCACCCGGCATGGTTGCTGGCCCAGAAGGCGCTATCCCGCGTATCGCAAGCGCGGTTATCCCCGCTGTGGCGTCGGAGGCTGCTGGGCAGGCCACTAAAGGAACAGCCCTTGAGCCAGCCGCGAGAATTGGTGGGGCGCTTCTTGCTCCTGCTGGTGTTGGCTTGGTTAAGCGCACGGGCGCATCAATAGCCAATGCTTTGTCTAAGGCCCCCGCCAAATCAATCGTGGACGAAGTTGCGCCTACGGTTTCCCAGCTAAAGGAAGCGGGCGGAAATCTTTACGATGAAGTTTTCCAAAACCCGGATAAAAACGTCATTATTTCCAAAGATGCATTGTCTAGGCTTTCTAAAGAAGTAAAGAAAATAGCTACTGAACATGGATATGATCCGTCAGTAAACAAAGAAGCTGTTACGCTTATAAATAAAATTCAAAAGTTACCTAAGAATAATTCAACGCTTGTTGGTGTTGAAATGGTTCGCCGTCTAGCGACTAATGTTTCCACAAAAGATAGAGCTTTGGGTGGAAAAATAACTAAATCCATAACTGATTTTATGGATGATTTAGACGACGCCGATATTATTGGTGTTGCTGGTGCCGCTGACAAAACTGGCCCGGAAATTCTTACGCAAGCGCGCGATGCTTGGCGCACTATGAAAAAATCTACAACCATACAGCATGTAATTGATAACGCTGACATTACGGCTGGAGCAAACTCTGGCCAAGCTGGCGCAGACCAAGCTTTGCAGCGCGGGTTTGCCGGTCTGGCTAAAAATGCAAAGAAAATGGCTCAGTTTTCCCTTGAAGAGCAGAACGCGATTAAGTTGGCCGCCAAGGGGTCTAATATTCAAAGCGCCATGAAAATGCTTGGCAAATTAGCCATTCGCGGTCCTATTTCCGGCGCGGCAACCACGGTCCTTGGGCATGCGTTTGGCCCTTCTGGACCGTATGTTTTGGCTGGCATTGGCGAGGCCGCAAAACGCGGGGCTGCTTCAGGAACCCAAGCAAGCGTCGATGCTTTGTCCGCGCTTGTCCGTGGCGGTCCAAGTGCCGCGCAAAAGCTACAAGCCATTAAAACAGCCAAAATGCTTGAAAACATGAAATCTTATGGCGGCCCTGCCGCTGGTATGGTTGGTTATGCGGCACAACCAGTGTTGGGTAACGACCAATGACCCGCCCCGCATCAGGATTTGCGCTTCTTTCGCCATGCGGCCATCCGTATGCGGGCGCACGGCTTGCAGTATTTCCTGATTTCCTTGCCGTTTTCGATCTGCAAAACGACATTCTCAGGCGTCCGTTCATGGCCGTATTTGCAGAGCGGTTTGTTCTTGCGTTTATACGCGCTGGTAAGGCCGCCCAAGAAAAGGCCGCTGTAGTCCTGCTGGGAGTCGTGCGACAGCACCCGTTCCGGGGGCCAGCCAAGCTTGTGGCGTCCCAGCACGGTGCTGTAGCTGATGCCGGACTTCTCGGACCATTGCGTCAGGGTCATCGTAAGCCCTTCGTGGGTCATATAGATATTGCGGGCGGTATTGTTGGCTTGCTCTTTCCTAGTCGCCCAGTGGCAGTTTTCAGGGCTGTAAGGGCCGTTATTGTCCGCGCGTTCAAGGGTGTATTTGTCCGGCGGGTGGCCCAAATCTGCCAAGAACGCATTAAAGTCGTCCCAAGCTGGGCAAACCTTGATGCCCCTGCCGCCGTAGCGGTCATAGTGGGCCGTTTTGGGGTTGTTGCATCGGGCCTTCATTTGGACCCAAATACGGTAAATTCGAGAATAGGACAGTCCGTGTCTGTTTGCCATGAGACTGTTATAACATATCGCAAGGAGTTGTCAAATGAGTTATAACGGAAGTGGCACGTTCAACATAACCACGGCAGGCCAGCCAGTCGTCACTGGCACGGTCATATCATCCACGGCGTTCAACGCGCTCACGGCGGACTTGGCTACGGGCTTGTCCACGGCGATCACGAAGGACGGGCAGACCACGACCACGGCCCGCGTCCCGTTTGCGGCGGGCATTAGCTCGACGCTGGTCACGGATGCAACGTCAGCCACGACGGGCTCGATCATCACGGCGGGCGGTATATCCACGCAAAAGGCCCTGTGGGTTGGGACGACGAGCCGCCTTGTGGGCAACACACAGCATGATGGCCTAGTTGGCATCGGCATGACGCCGAGCAACATTCTGGATATTACGCAGAACCAGAATGCAGGGTCATTTATCAAGCTGCTAAACAGCAACGCAAGCACTGCCGCAAATTCTCAGTTGAGGCTGTCCAACGGTACAAATTCAGCCGATCTTTTGATGCTTGGGACAGGATATACGACTAGCGCTATGTTCCAGCAAGGCGGTGCCATCCTTCGGTGCGACGGCCCCGGTGGCCTCACCTTGATGACACAAGCCGCCCAGCCCATCTACTTCGGCATCAACAGCGCCGAAGCCGCCCGCTTCGACACCAGCGGCAATCTGCTGGTGGGTAAGACTGTTGTTGGATCAACTGGGAATGGTGTATATTTGTCAGCCGCAGGTGTTGTCGGGTCTACGTTGGCCGGTAGCACAAGCGCCACCGATACCCTTGACGTATATTCTACCGCCGCTTCGGCCTTCC